GTTGAATTCTAAGAATTCTTTAGAAAGCGCACTCGGTACTATAACCGGTCAAGCGGGTATGGATTCATTCGCTACAGATGACGCAGGTATGGATGAGTTAGAGCCAACAGATGATCTTGGAATGGATGACGGTGTTGATCTTGATCTAGACATTGAAGAACCTGAACTGCCTGCTGTAGGCGGAGTGGGAAGAGCAAAAAGATAATGCGTCTTTTTGAATTTGAAAGTGATCCCGGTATCGGAGCAAAACTTGTTGCGGTAACCGACCAACTAAAAACTGATCTGGAAGATAACAAACTTAATTTTGGTATGACTACGGATCAGTTGTTGGATTACTTTCAAGACTATGATATAATCTTAGATGTTACGGACTTGTACAACATGATACAAGTTCCTCCTTTAAAACAAGTTATTACTAATATACAAGGCGATAAAGTTGTTTTCAAAGGTCAATCTGATGATTCAGACAATCCTGAACAAGACACTGAGCAAGAAAAAACTGTAGCTCAAATGGCTAAAAATGCTATGAAATAATTTGTTTATCTATTGATTTGTTTAATGATATCAAGTATAATTAAACATTATCAGAGAGAATCAATTGACCAATCTAATTTATAATCCAAACAAATTTAACTATCAAGAACTTAAAAGAACCACTACCAATGGTTCAAGAAAATATGTAACACCCGACGGTTTTGCCGTTCCCAGTGTTACAACGATCTTAGATGCTACTAAACCTGAAGAAGCTAAACAAGCATTACAAAACTGGCGTAACCGTGTAGGTCATAAACAAGCACAAGCTATTACTACAGAAGCCGCAGGTCGTGGAACTCGTTTACACAAATGGTTAGAAAATTATGTAAAGCTTGGTGTTACCGGTGATCCAGGCTCTAACCCTTATAGTCAACAAAGTCATTTGATGGCTCAGTCTATTATTGAAAAAGGATTAGCGAATTGTAATGAATTTTGGGGAACCGAAGTTAGCCTTTATTACCCAGAAATGTATGCAGGCACTACTGATTTAGTTGGTATTCATAATGGTAGTGAAGCTATTATGGACCACAAGCAAGCAAACAAAATGAAAAAGCGTGAATGGATTGAAGATTATTTTATTCAAACCTGCGCTTACGCTACGGCACATAATCAAGTGTGGAACACAAGCATTCGCAAAGGTGTTATTTTTATGTGTACTAAAGACAATGAGTATCAAGAATTTATTATAGAAGGTAAAGAATTTGATCATTATGTTAACGAATGGTTCAAACGTTTAGAGCAGTACTATATCCAGTTCGTTTAGTATTCATTAAAGATAAATAAGATATAACACTATTATGGAAAGTTATATCTTATGGCCATTATACAAATCTCAAAACAACAGCAAAGATCAGGCAATCTAGTTGATCTTCCTCAACTCTCTGAAGCAGAGTTCGGCTGGGCATCAGACGAAAAACGTCTGTTCATAGGTAAAGAAACCCCCAACGAAAATATTGAAGTTTTAACTTCTTATTCTGAAATAGACTTTAGTCAGATAGAAGGTTCCATTGGTAATTTAAATATAAGCAATACTGTAGTCAACGGTCAAGTATTAGCATATGATGGTAATAACTGGGTCAATCGCGGCGGATCAGCAGGCGGTTTAATTACGTTGGGTGATGTATCTAATGTTAGAATTACCGGTGGTGCTATTGGATATGTTCTACAAACTGATGGATCGGGAAATTTAAGTTGGACTCCTAAGGGTACACTTGCTACTGATATCATAGATTTAACACCTGATGGTGCTAATGCGTTCGGTTACGGTGCTAATACTGTAATCATGGAAGTTGATCCCACTACTCCGTATTCCAACGGTTTAGAAATAACTATTTCGGGCGTAGAAGGAAACAGTAACGTAAACGTTAACTCGGAAGTTTTCTACGTAAGACTTGCTACAGACTACCCAACTTCGGGTAACGTAATATTATTCTTAACTGATGCGTTAGATTTAGCCAATGCATTTATAGACGGAAGCTTAGAGTATGATAATCTTCCTAATTCTCTTGCTATTGCAACTACCGCATTAGGTGCCGCTGGCGGTGGAGGATTAGTAGGAGGAGTTACTAATTCTATTCAATATAATGATGGTGTATCTTTTGATGGTGACACCGATCTTACTTGGAACGGTAGTTTATTATATGTTAACGGTAATGCTAATGTAGGTAACTTAAATGCTACCGGCGTAGCAACTGCTTCAAGATT